TGCAAAAGAGTTATTGAAGGAATGTTTGACATGCAGAAGCAGCACGTATTCTTGCTGGGTCTCGAATGGAACGATGGCAAAGCCCAGCGTACCGCCAAGGACGCCTATGACCGCCTCTTCAGTCTGAAATGGACACCCCCGGGCCGCGGCTTGTGGATGATGGGTACCAAGTTTGTAGAAGAGAAGACTGCCGCAGGACTTTTTAACTGCGCTTTCCGTTCTACTAAAGACCTCTCGCACAAGGGTGGTTATCTCTTTGCGTGGATGATGGATGCATTGATGCTTGGAATTGGTGTAGGGTTCGACACCGAAGGAGCCGGTAGCTTGACGGTCCACGAACCGAGCTATACTAATGATAAGCTCGTTATTGACGATTCTCGTGAAGGATGGGTGGACTCGGTTCATCTATTGCTGGATGGATTTTTCTTTGGCAGCAAAGTACCGAAGTTTGATTATTCGGCTATTCGCCCAGAAGGAGCACTCATCGCTGGTTTCGGTGGTACCTCTAGTGGTGCGGCGCCCCTTAAAGAATTACACCAAAGTTTGATTGAACACTATACCGAGCGGATTGGAGAGCCTATCACATCCGTTGATATTGTAGACACCGAAAACCTCATCGGTCGATGTGTGGTATCGGGCAACGTGCGCCGTTCGGCTGCGCTAGCAATGGGGCGTCACGATGACAGATTATACTTGGAGATGAAAAACGATCAAGAAAAACTGTACCACCATCGATGGGGCTCAAACAACTCTTTTAATGCTGTAGTCGGCATGGACTATAGCTGGCACGCAGAACAAAGTCAGAAGAACGGAGAGCCTGGATATATTTGGCTCGATAATGCTCGTACTCGTGGAAGATTTAAAGACGGCGAGCGACTTGATGACATTAACGTTGCCGGCTTTAACCCATGCGTGGAACAACAACTAGAAGATGCAGAGTTGTGTTGCTTGGTCGAGACATTCCCAGCGATGCATGATAATTTAGAAGACTACTTACGCACATTAAAGATTGCATATTTATACGGAAAGACGATTACTCTTTCAAACACACACTGGCCTGAGACAAACGCCAAGATGCTGAAGAACCGCCGTATTGGCTTGTCCCAATCAGGGGTTGTGCAGGCTTTTAACAAACACGGCCGCCGGCAAATGTATGAATGGTGTGACCGTGGTTACGAATACGTCAGCGAACTAGATGAAGAATATTCCAACTGGCTGTGTATTCCTAAGTCAATTCGTACCACTTCTATTAAGCCCTCTGGAACAGTGTCTCTTCTTAATGGATCGACCCCGGGCATTCATTTTCCGGAGAGCGAACATTATATTCGACGCATTCGCTTTTCTCACACCTCTCAAGTCTTAGACAGACTTAAAGCAGCCGGGTATCATATCGAAGAGGATGCTTACTCTCCCAACACAATGGTTGTGGAGTTTCCCGTGCACGAACCTTATTTTACAAAGAGCAAAAAAGAGGTTACGATGTGGGAGCAGCTTGAAATCGCAGCCCAATACCAACATTATTGGGCCGACAATTCAGTCTCCGTAACTGTGACCTTTAATGAAGAAGAGTCCCTGCAGCTTAAGGATGCTCTGGAAATGTATGAAACGCGCTTGAAAGCGGTTTCATTTTTGAAATATAGTGAAACCGGTTATAAGCAAGCCCCTTATGAATCGATTACTAAAGAAAAATACGAGAAAATGATTAAGAAAATTAAGCCTCTCCAACGCATGGATACCGAGGGAGGCGCAGGAACCAAGTTTTGTACAAATGACACATGTGAAATTTAAAGTGGAGGATATGTGATAAAACCCGTTAATAGATATATTCAGATTACACAGCCTGAATTAGAAACCCAAGCAGAATCTCAGATTTTGTTACCGGCAGACTTTAAGCCGGAAGAAGAACGCTACAAGGTAGTAACCATTGAATCTTGGGCGCCCGATGTTCGCTTCGCCGATCAACTAGAAATACAGTGTCGGGCTGTTGTGGACGCTTCAATGATAGAAGAAATAAAGGTGCAAAATGGACGAATTACTGTTGTTCAAGATAATTATGTTATAGCAATTTTAACTGAATGACAGGAAACACACTTATATGCCCATTGACAAAAACTTTTATAATCAGTCGTCTGCAGCCAATTTGGGGTGGGATCCCTCGTGGTTTACTGAAAAATACTACGATGATAAATTGGTTCGAGCCGTTAAAAAATGGCAAAAGGAGCGAGGTCTCACGCCTGATGGCTTAGTGGGTCCAATGACATTTCGTCGTATTTGGACGGAAAGACAATCAAATATTGATGAGCATAAGCCATCGACGCCAAGCTATTCTAATTATATTGTTTATAATGGAAACTTTATTCCTATTGACTGGGATAAGGTAGTATTGTGGTCGGAGAATGGGGGACTGAAGGCAAAGCCAGGGAGCCACTACGATTACAGTGGTCGACCCGGCCGAGCAATTCGCTATTTTGTTAATCATTGGGATGTCTGCTTAAATTCTCGCGCCTGCCAACAGGTGCTAGACAATCGAGGAATTTCAGTTCATTTTCTAATTGATAATGACGGGACGATTTACCAGACTATTGATATGCAACATGGTTGCTGGCATGCGGGAAGCGAGAGGGCCAACCGGGCGTCGGTGGGGGTAGAGATTTCTAATGCTTATTACCCTAAATATCAAGAGTGGTATGTGCGGAATGGCTACGGAGAACGTCCGATGCTCGAAGGGGTAAGATGCCAAGGAGAGGAGTTGGATTCTTTTATGGGGTTCTACCCAGCCCAAATTAGGGCGCTTAAGCAATTGTGGAAAGCCATTCATCATGGGCTGAACATTCCTTATACTGCGCCCCAGAACCAGTTCAATAATACAGCGAGCAAGTATGTACAGGATGTTAAGTACGGAGATTTTCGTGGCTTTGTAAGTCACTACCACGTTTCTAAGAACAAGATTGATTGTGCAGGCTTAGATATCAAGACTATTCTTGAAGAGGTTGAAGAAGAGGAAGCAACTGGATATAATAGTGCCAGCGCCGTGTGTGAAGATCGTTCATGAATATGAAGAAATAGTAATTGGGAGTAATTTAACCGCAGTTTTATATGCCTTTAGCAATAAGTTGCCCCTTTTTTTCACTCGTCTGCAACAGCCTTTTCGCTTTGATTATTTAGACACGCACCTAGATATCGCTTGTGTGGGAATGGAAAATCGTACTCGCGAGCTTCTTACTCACCATGGCAAGATTAACGTTGGGCTGCCCAAAAAATTGCTTTGGGAGCGATTGTTGTTTATAATTTCCCTGGCAGGCAGGGCGCCCCTAAGCACTCTTTGTCAGAGCATTAGACATAATGGCGAATCTCTGATTTGTTCTAACGAGTACTCAAAAATAGCTGAAGTTAAATTTCAAAAAGCTTATTATTTTGGAGACGATAATTGTTCTGGCTTAGTTAATGAAAAAAGAGTTGCCAATCCTTCATATATGTGCTATGATTGGATAGCATTCAATCGTGGAGGAAAGCATGAAATCGATCTTATCGAAACCACAGACAGCTTTGTCAAGCAAATCTGGTTTTATCCTACAGATCGCGTTGATGGCAACTCTCCTATCAAGGATGCTTGCTTAGTTTCCACGCTCACCAAAGAAGAACTACTAGATTTTGATTACTCCCAAACGATGGCGAGATTTAAGATGATAGCAGAGATGAGAGACAGAGAAATGAGAGGACCGTTTAATGGCTATTCCCCTGCGGGCAATCCGAAATATTATAATTTTAGAACTTCTATCATCGGCCGCGAGACAAGCAAGAAATCGGCGCGCCCACGAGCCTCCCTCTCTACGGTTGAGGTTTCAACCATTCAAGAAGAAACTTTGCTCGAAGATTTACCACAGGCTTGTGTGGGATACGATAGACTTTTAGAGAACTTATGAGCGATGGGCGGCACACACATCTAGCCGGTATTATACCGCTAGCTAACCTGACTACTGATTTTGATCTCCCCACTCCGGAGTGCCTCACGCCTGTGGATCCTGGCTTCACCGCCATCCAAAAAGCAGTGTTTGAATGTGCTGTCGCAGGATGTCAGACCATATGGATTGTGGCCAACGACGATTTGGCACCTTTAGTAAAGAAAGTGGTTGGAGAGTGGACATATGATCCCGTTTATTACTCGCGCTCTCACAGCATCTTTCCCAGCGAGCATCGTAAAGAGATCCCTATATATTATGTGCCTATCCACCCCAAAGATCGCGACCGCCGCGATTCTTATGGATGGTCAGTGCTGCATGGCATTAATTCTGCGTGGAGGGTAGCTAATATTATTTCGCGGTGGGTCGTTCCCGATAAGTATTTTGTCACATTTCCAATGAGTGCGTATAATGTCTATGCCCTCAGAAATTTCCGGGCAAAAATTTCAGATTTTGAAAATAACTTTTTTTTAACTCACAATGGCAAAACTGTAAAGGATAATGAACACTTGGCGTTTACTATGTTTAGTGAAGACTTCATTCACTGCCGTCGCCATGTGAACAAAACTACGACAAGAGAATACTTAAATCCTGGGCCCGATGAAAAATACCCCCAAGAAAAACTACCACTCGCAAAAAGGTGGTCTGCCAGAGGGTTTGACTTCGCTACTATTTTTGAGAAGATTAATGAAAAGAATTCATACAAAATGGACATAGATTGGTATTATGACATTTCCAAATGGTCAGAATATCAAGCCTTTATGGGTTCAGAAAATTTCATACAAAAACCATCAAATAGCTTGACAAAGGCGCATACACATGTTAAATTACCATATAGAGAGGGAGAAATAGATGACGATTAAATTCGTGGGGCTTCACGCCCACAGTGTGGCAGGATCTATCTTTGATGCAATCGGATACCCCGATGCTCATATGGATTTTGCTTTTGAGAACGGGAGCGATGCGTTAGCGCTCACGGACCATGGAAACATGAACGGACTAGCGGGACAGGTTTTGCATGCCAAGAAGATGCAGGCAGAGGGCAAAGACTTTAAACCGATTTTCGGCGTCGAGGCTTACTTCATTCCTTCCATTGAAGAATGGCGAGAAGAATATGAAGCAGCCATGGCCGACAAGAAACGTGCTCGAAGCGCAAAGAAAGACGCAGCTTCGGGTGCAACAGTAGAAGACGAGACCGATAGCAAGAAGGTGCAAGGCTTATTGCGCCGACGTCGCCATCTCATTCTATTGGCTCAAAATCAAACCGGACTTAATAATCTCTTTAAGCTGGTTTCTGAAAGCTATAAGAGCGAGAACTTTTATCGGTATCCGCGCATGGACTACGCACTATTAGAGAAGTATGGTGAAGGCGTTATTGCTGCATCGGCTTGTCTCGGTGGAGTGTATGCCGGAAACTACTGGGAGAATGGTATTTATGATGAAGAGGGCAATCGCACCGGCGTAAACCGCGAAGGAGCGCTCGATGATATGCGCGAGACTACCCGTCGTATGCAAGCAGTCTTTGGAGATCGCTGGTATGGCGAGCTACAGTGGAACAACATTAAAGAACAGCATGAACTTAACCAGCTCATTATTCAGATTTCGGAAGAGTTTGATATGAAGCTGATTTCCACAGCCGACAGCCACTACCCGAACCAGACCGCATGGAAGGATAGGGAGTTATACAAGCGCCTAGGCTGGCTTGGAAAAGGAACTCCATCCTGGGGTGAGGGTGCGGAATTCCCCGAGGGTGTAGAAGAGATTGGATACGAACTGTATCCCAAGAATGGCGATCAAATGTGGGAGAGCTATCAGAACTATTGCAAGAGCAGCGGTTTTGAATATGATGATGCATTAGTGATGAACAGCATCACAGAAACCTACCACATCGCCCACGACCGCATTGAAAGCTTCTTTCCAGATACAACCGTGCGGCTTCCTGACTTTGTGGTGCCGGCTGGTACAACAGCCACCCAGGCTCTGGTCAACTATGCGCTTGAAGGCTTGCGTCTTAAGGGATTACAAAACAACAAAGAATATTTAGCGCGCCTGCGCCGCGAACTTGATGTCATTGATGACCGAGGCTTCTCCAAATATTTCTTGACGATGAAAGCTATCGCTGATGAGGCCACCAAGCAGATGCTTGCTGGTCCTGGGCGAGGGTCAGCCGCTGGTTCGCTGGTTGCCTACGCACTCGGAATTACACAGGTCGATCCGATCAAGTATAACCTTCTGTTCTCGCGCTTTCTGCGTTCAGATGCAACCGACTATCCTGATATCGATTATGATGTATCGGACAGTATGGAATTGAAAGAGAAGTTAGTTGAGATGTGGGGTGAAGATTGTGTAGCCCCGATCTCCAACTGGAACACTTTGCAGTTGAGATCTCTTATCAAAGACATCTCAAAGCTTTATGGTATCCCCTTTACAGAGGTTAACAATGTCACTAGTGTGATGATGAGAGAGGCCACACCCGAGGCCAAGAAGAAGCATGGCATCAAAGCCGGCATCTATGCGCCCACCTGGGAAGAGGTGATGGAGTTTTCCGTCACGCTCCAAGCCTTTCTCCAGAAGTATCCGGAGGTCAAAGCTCGTGTTGAAGGTCTTGTGGGACAAGTACGCTCCTGCTCTCGACATGCAGGTGGTGTTGTCATCGCTGAAGATCTCGACCGTCACATGCCATTGATTAACTCTGGTGGTGTCCGTCAATCTCCCTGGAGTGAGGGGCAGAACGTGCGGCATCTAGAACCGATGGGATTCATTAAATTTGATTTGCTCGGACTCTCGACATTAAAGATGATGGAAGGGTGCATCGAACATATCTTGCGGCGCCATCATGGTGTTGAGGAGCCGACTTTCGATGATATTTTAGACTATTATAATAAGACCATCCATCCCGATGTGATTGACTTTGATGATCTTGAGGTATATAAGAATATCTTTCACCAAGGCAAGTGGGCAGGCGTCTTTCAGTTCACCGAGCAAGGAGCGCAGAGTTTCTGTACGAGAGTAAAGCCAACCAACATCATTGATGTTTCGGCTATTACTTCTATCTTTCGTCCAGGTCCGCTGTCGGCTGGTGTTGACGTTGATTACGTTGAAGCCAAGAACCACCCACAGTATGTATCGTATCTCTCTGATGAGGCTCAAGAAATTACTGAAGAAACTTTTGGCTTTCTTATCTTTCAAGAACAGATTGCGTTGCTAGCTCATAAATTAGGTGGACTTACTCTTGACGAAGGCAATATGCTGCGCAAGGTGCTGACCAAGAAGGGCACCGGCAAGAACAGTGTCAAGGCTAAGCTGCACACCAAGTTTATCAAGGGATGCGCGGCCAAGAAAATTCACCGAGACAAGGCTGAAGATCTCTGGAACAAGTTTGAGTATTTCTCTGGCTATGGTTTCAACAAGTCGCACGCAGTTAGTTATAGCATTATCTCTTATCAGTGTGCGTGGCTGTGGAATTATTATCCTTCTGAGTGGATGGCTGCGTTCTTGGACAAAGAGCCTGAGACCAGAAAAGAAAAGGCAATCAACATCGCCAAGAAATATGGTTTTAAGATTGCACCACTGGATATCAACAAGTCCGGCACAGTATGGGAGATCAGTGACGATGGTAAGACTCTTATTCAGCCTCTGACTTCTATCAAGGGTCTAGGCATGGCCGCCATCGAACAGATTCTTGACCATCGACCCTTTAAGAACGCGGAAGATCTCTTGTTCCGAGAAGGTATATCATACAGCAAATTCAACAAGAAAGCTTTGGATGCGCTAGCACGAGGTGGAGCTTTAGATGATATTATCGATGATAGATTCACAGGACGCAAGCATTTTTGGTCTGCATGTGTGGTAGAGCGCCCCAAGAACCTGAAGAAGCTGCTAGAGAACATCGAAACCTATCGACCCGAAGGCGATTTCAGCGAAGAGGAGATCATTCAGTTTAAAACAGAGCTTACGGGAGTGTTCCCCATTAACCTTGTGATTAAAGCGGAGACAGTCGAGAAGCTCCAAGAAAAGTTTATCCCACCAATCTCCGAGTTTGATACAGCTTTAGAAGTGTGTTGGTTTATTCCACGCAAAATCATTCCTAAGAAAACAAAAAATGGAAAACTTTATTGGATTGTGGAAACAATTGATTCGAATAATGAACTCACAAAGATCCGGTGTTGGGGCGTAAAACCCGAGAAAGATACTATCTTTTTGAACAGACCGTATATGGCCAAATTGCGCTATGATGAACAATGGGGATTTTCTACTTACGCAATTGGGAAGACTTTCAGATTGTTGGGCTAGTTAGTAATATGAACGTCATCAAAAACTTCAGTCCTCTTCTTAAAGACAAAGAGTTTATTGAGGATTTGCCTGTTGTCATTCGCGTGAGAAAGTTTGACGAAGCCGCCGCCAAAGAATTTTCAGCGGCAGTATCTAAAGCTCAAAATACCGGACAACCCATATTGCCGGTCGTAATTGATAGTTATGGTGGACAAGTATACAGTTTGATGTCGATGATTTCAGATATTAGTGCCTCTCGGATCCCGGTGGCTACGATTGTGCAGGGGAAAGCCATGTCGTGCGGAGCTATTCTCTTTAGCTTTGGTGCCCAAGGTCACCGCTATATGGACCCGGACGCAACAATAATGATTCATGATGTAAGCTCGATGAGTTGGGGCAAAGTAGAAGAGATTAAAGCTTCTGCTGAAGAAACCGAGAGATTAAATCAAAAGGTTTATAAGATGATGGCCATGAATTGTGGACATCACCAGGATTACTTTCTCGACATTATTCATGAAAAAGGCCATGCCGACTGGTTTCTAGAAGCAGACGAATGCCTCAAACATAATTTAACTAATCACACTCATGTGCCCGAATTAAGAATCGAAGCACGCGTCAAATTTAAATTTGAGTAGGAACACCCGACTACTTATAGACGGAGGTGCTTGATGTGTCCACTAGTCATGTCGAATGGAAGAGGCAGGTTAATACTTTACGCTTTTTATATCGAGAATTAGAATTAGTCGAAGAGATGATCGAGGAAGCAACCCCGGCTTTTTTACAATACTATCGGGATTTTTGCAAGAGACACCATATTACACCCGAGAATGGACCTCCCGGGACGGAGCCCGCTCCCGAAAATCCAGAAGAAATTATGGGCGCTCTCGCGCCTATATCCGGCTCTATGACACCTCCTAAAGAATATTTTAATGATGAATTTGGAAACTGGCACTTAAAAGAAACGCCCCAAAAGCCGGAAGAGGCTGAAGCGCACAAGGTGTTTACCAAGATTTTTAAAAAAATTGCTTACCATCTACATCCTGATCGTGCACCACCCACTTTAAGTGCAGCAGAAGAAGAAAGACGCTTGAAAATGTTTAAAAAGACATTAGAAGCTTTAGAAAATAAACAATATTTTCGACTGATGATTATCGCTGAAAAGTTCGATATCGAAACTCCAGAGCTAAACGAAGAACAGCAAAAGTGGCTCAAGCACGAAATTGTAACGGCGCGTGCCAGTCTTGGGAGCCTCCAAGGCACCTATAATTATCACTTTTCTCAATGTAAAACTGACGACCAAAAAGAACAACTAATGAAAAGCTTTGTCTCACAAAATTTTGGCATTCAGGTAGAAAAAAACACTTGACGTACTCAATTGGATCTGTTATATTATATAAGTAACACAGGAGGTAAGTGTGGCCAATTCACACGAAGAGAAGAAGAGATATGTCAAGGAGTATATTCGCTCCCTGGCAGCAATTGAAGAGGCGATGGAACCCTACAAGGATCAACGCCGCGATCTGCGGGCAGAGTACCGCGAGAACAGTTGGTTGAATACCGACGAGATTAGAGCAGCAGTAAAGGCATACCGTCTTTATAAAGGAAAGTTTAACATCGATGAAGTGGTGGAGAATTTTGAAATGATTAGTGGAGGGTCAAGAGCTAATGAATAAAACAGTACAAAAAGTAATGTTCTCTAGTAAAACAGGAGACTGGTCAACCCCTCAAGATTTTTTTGACAAACTAAATTGGAGATTTGGGCCTTTTGATTTGGACCCTTGCGCCACCCCCCACAATACAAAGTGCGCTAATTTCTATACCCCCACGGAGAACGGACTGGAAAAGAGTTGGCAAGGACATACAGTGTTTGTTAACCCCCCTTATGGCCGTGGTATTGAAGCGTGGATTAAGAAGGGCTATGAAGAAGCGCAAGACACCGACACCAAAGTAGTAATGTTGATTCCTGCGCGCACCGATACAAAATATTGGCACGACTATGTAATGAAGGCAGAAATGGTCTTCTTCATTAAAGGGCGCCTTAAGTTTGGAGACAGTGAAAACAGCGCACCATTTCCTTCAGCGGTCGTAGTCTTTAGCAGGCGCCCTAAAGGATGGGGATGTACACCGGGAATGGGGGCGCTCACCCGATGAATAGAAAGCAGCGCCGCCGCAAGGAAAAGATGAAGAAAAAGTTATCTCCAGAAGAACAAAATCTTTCGGAAAAAATTTCTCTTTTCAATCAGCTTGCCGAAGAGTGTTTAGCTTGCACTAAGCCGTTTGACAAGCAGGATAAGGCTATGGTACAATCATGGAATGTCGTAGTGCGAGAAGACAAAGACCCACCCGTCCGTCTTTATTGTCCCGATTGTTGGGAGAGAGCCCAAACTATTGCTAAACAATATTTAGAAGAACACAAGGAGCAAGCAAATGAGAGTGACTAGGTTATCAAAGGGAGCACTTACTAATCTTTTACAGGGTAAAACTTCTGTCCCTACTACATGTGTGGTTAAGTTTTATTCGAATGGGTGTCATTACTGCCACAAGCTTAAAGAGTATTACGAGAAAATCGCGGAAGAACATGGAGATTTGCATTTTTTTGCATTCAATATTCAAGATGCAACAGGCATTGAAAATGAATTGGGCTTCAAAGGAGTGCCGACTATAATTAAAGTTAACACCAATAGTGGCACGCCACAAATTGAGATTATTGATGAGCCTCATACTCCTAATGAGTATACTTATTATACGTCTACGGACATTAAAAACTTTATCAACGGAGAACACCCAGAATGAATAAATCTATTTACCAAGCTTTATGGTACAACGTAGTAGCAGAAGCCTCAACAGTGGAGTCGGCCCTCGCCTATCGCATGCGCGCAGAAGAGATAAGCTCTGAAACAGTTCAAGAGTGCAAAGAAATGCTAATGCACTTAGTTAATTTAAAGGCGGCACGTCACGAAATAGAGACAACATATAAGCCTCAATACCTGGCACCGACGCCGCAAGAGGCAACCAAGGCGCAGACTGACGCTCAATGGGAACAATTGATTACCAAGGTAAACAAAATTGAAGCACACCTCGACCCCCGCGCTTCCAAGCGTACAGATCCGCCGACTCACGACGAATTAATGGAGCGCTCCACTTCTTATCGAGAGAGTCAAGGCGCCATCGCTATGGGAACTGTAGTTGAGGCAAAAGAGGAATTTGATGAAGAATAAAGAAGCGCTTTCCTATGATGATGTATTGCTTAAACCGCAATATTCTGATATCACGTCACGAACCGAAATTGATTTAAGCAGCGATTTAAAAGACGGATTCATATTACGGACCCCTATATTGGGCGCGCCAATGGATACTATTTCGCAAGCTGCCATGGCGACAGCATTAGGAAGAGAGGGCGCTAGCGCCGTTATTCATCGCTATAACCCTATTGAAGCTCAAGCACGTTTTGTGCGAATGGCGCGCGACGTAGGAGGGGACATTAACGTTGGCGCCGCGGTAGGGGTAACTGGAGATTATCTTGAACGGGCAGCGACAGTAGTAGAACACGGCGCCACCTATTTATGTGTGGACGTTGCACATGGCCACCATTGCTTAATGAAAGGCGCGCTGCATGCACTGAGAGAAAAATTTCCCGACTTGCATATTATGGCGGGCAACATCGCGACTCTTGAGGGGCTTAATGATTTAGCTGACTGGGGTGCGAGTTCTGTTCGATGTAACATTGGTGGGGGCTCTATCTGCTCCACGCGCATTCAAACCGGGCATGGCATGCCGGGTCTTCAAACCATTTTTGACTGCGCTCAAACCGACAGGGACGTGGCAATCATTGCCGATGGAGGCATTCGCAACTCAGGCGATATTGTTAAAGCACTAGCCGCCGGAGCAGACGCAGTGATGTGTGGCTCTCTCTTAGCCGGCACCACGGAGGCCCCAGGCCAAGTATTGCGTGATTCCGATGGAAGCGTTTGGAAATCCTATCGAGGAATGGCCAGCAAAGAGGCCCAAACAGAATGGAAAGGAAAGTATGCATCCTTTGAGGGAGTCGCCACGCGTGTACCCTACCAAGGAAAAGTGGCCGATGTGCTAGCAGACTTAACACGAGGAATACGCTCCGGACTATCTTATAGTGGTGCAAGATCAATCGAAGAACTTCAGGCTAAAGCAGAGTTTATATTGCAGACTTCATCTGGAGTATCTGAAAGCGGTACTCATATTTTAACGAGGAAATGGTAATGCCTAATATCTCAAAAGAAGAAGTTAAAGAAATAGCTTTGTCAATGGTGCGCCCTGTTTTCTGGCTCCTGGTTGGGGTCTTAGCATATGCAGGGCTCGTCCAATGGGTTGGAGGATAAATGGCAATCGATTATGGCAATTTGACAAAGCGTGTGGTCTTCACAGAAAACGATCATCGTCACGCAAAGTTATTGTTGCGGCTGCAGCAAGACGGATTAACTCAAGCTGCATTCTTTCGTCACCTTATCACTGCCTATATCGAAGGCGACGAGCGCATCGTAGATTATATTGATAATGTAAAGAATCAATCTAAGGCGCGCAAGGTCAAAACTAAAAGGTTGCGAGAACAAGGAAAACAACTACTGACCGATGCCGGATTTTCCGACCAGCAATTGCACGACCTTTTCGACATCATTGCTGAAGAGCATCCAGACCTATAAAAAGTCGTTTTTTTGGACTTTATCTCAACACACAACTATTTATTTTTGAGTTAGCATATATATGCTCAAGGAGAAAACTAAATGGCTCGTAAAAAACTGTTAACAGAAGGCGAGGTTAGGCAATTTATGAAGCTTGCTAACCTTGGACCTTTAAGTGAGAATTATTTCTCAAATAACCCTCTCGAAGAAGAGGAACTGGAAGATGAGTTAGAAGCTACCGAAGATGAACTCGGTGCTGAAGATCATTTTGCCGACGAAGAAGCTGACGAATTGGATGCTCTTGGTGACGAAGGCGGTGACGCAGATAATGAAGCGTTACTGGCTCGCGTTGTTCAAGCTGTAGCAGCTGAATTAGGAGTGGAAGTAGATGTTGAAGGCGCCGACGCTGAAGGGGGTGAAGAACTCGAAGTCGACGCAGAATTAGAAGAGCCCCTCCCCGGTGGCGATGAACTTGAAATGGGCGCGGAAGAGGAACTAGAACTTCCCGGTGGCCGTGACATGTATCAAGAAACGCAAGGCGCCGATGACCGCGAAGATGAGCACCTTGGAGCCGAAGACGGCGCCGAGAGCGGCAAGAAGCAAAGCGAGAAGGATCGCCGCAAGGAAATGCGTGGCGCCCGTCGAGCAGCCGGTGAGTCTGGAGACCCTGTAGCCACCCAAGAAGGCCAAGAAGTCGACGAGGCCATGGCTTCCGGAGGTTCCGGCGGTGCTTTCAAGAGCCAACGTGCGCAGAGTACACGACAACGCCATGGCGGCGGACTTGGTCGCGACAAATGCTATGACGCCGATGGAAATCGTGTTGAATGTGACGGTTCTCAGGGTGAAGTTGCTAAGCGCCAAGCTGCAGAAGCGGTTGAAATCGACCAAGATGCCATCGTGGCAGAGGTCGCCCGTCGAGTGGCAGAGCGCTTAAGCGCAGCTAAGAAGAATGAAGAGATGGCCGATCAGTTAGCTGAGCGTATCTTTCAACGCTTGACCGCAAAATAGTACTTGACAAAAACCTTACGAGCAGTTATATTAACCACTGAGACCACAAAAGGTTTTAGTGGTTAATTTACTTAGGAGCACTGTGTGGAATGGGCGCTGTTTACATTAATGTTTATCTTCGGGTATATTACTTGTAAGATATTCTATTTTATCAAAGCTACGCGCGCATCCGTGTTATTGTTGAAAGCGGCGCAGTTAGTATCGTTAGGTCTTCTTGCACGTGCAATGGAAGATTTTTATTACGCTAAAATCTATCGAATGGAAAAGATGATCGAGTCCCAAGAGTCTGATCACAATATTAGCGCCTTCTCTTATCGGATGGAAGAAGAGCTAGCTGCCTATAAAAAGAAATCGGTTCAAGGACTTGTTGAGCTTCATCCCTCTTTTTTTAAAGAAATTGTAGAGTTTGATGATTGGGCGTCTGGAATGGAGTATCTTAAAAAGAATGAAGAAGTAGTTCGCGCATTTTTTAGTAGGAGAGAAGATGATTAATCGTATTAAAGAAGCTATTGGAGCTTTTGTAACCGAAGAAGAAAAACCGGAAGAAGACGCAGCACGCATCGTAATTGTAGATCCTGCCGCTTTGCAGGCTGCAGCCAAGGAAGATGAACCAGCGGCTCATTTGTTAGGGCTTTTCGCTGCCGTAGAAGAAGAAAAAATTGCAGAAGTAATCCATGCTCTCTTGGTAGTAGTGGAAAATGAACACAAGAAAGAAAAAGAAGCCCGCATCCCTGTAGATTTTTATCTTTCTACTTATGGCGGATCCGCTGACGATATGTTTGCCCTCTATGATATAATGCGGCTTGTACGTGATGACATCACTATTCGGACGGTAGGAGTAGGGAAGGTTATGTCCGCGGGAGTACTCCTTCTGGCGGCCGGCACAAAAGGACAACGAAGTATCGCTAAGAACTGTCGTATTATGATTCATTCCGTAATCGGAGGCAACCAAGGCGACCTTCATAATATGTTGAATGAGATGGAGGCTATTGAACAACTACAACAAATGTTCATAGATTGTTTAGTAACGGAAACAAAAATGACAAAAACTAGGTTGAAAAAAATGCTAGATCGTAAAGTTAATGTCTATTTATCAGCAGAAGAAGCAGTCGAATTGGGTATTGCTGACGTCATTATTTAAGGAAACATACATTATGGATTTGCGCGAGATCTTAAGAGAAGAATACGAAAAGAATATAAAAGAGCTTATGGATCCCAGTGCACTTTTGAAATTAATTGAAGAAGCAATGGAAACGTCGTTTCAACTGGATGAAAAAGCCGAAGCTGCAGCCGGCGTTTCCTTTGACCCCCAACAGATGTTGCTTCGAATGATTCCAGATATCGCAGTATCCGAAATTGGGTGGTCGGACGTGCGCTCTGTAGAGGATGAAGCAGGACACGCCGAAGTAGTATCAGGACCACAGCGTAAGCTGCTGGAAGATTATCTTGCGAATATCGCCGGCGGCAGCTTTGAAGAGCGGATCGCCTCTATCTCTAGCTTTTATGAGAGAGGATCGGCAGAGTTGCAGGAAGGAACTAATGACCGTATTCAACTTATTACTAATGCAATCTCTTATTTGGTATTCTACAAAACTCTAACGAAGATTGTTACCAACTTTAATGCCTCCTCTGCTGGCTTCAGCTTCGAATCCTTTTTAGCAACGTTGGTAAGCGGTGAGCAAGTGCCGGCCAATACCGGCACAATTGCCGATTACATTGACCGGTCAACAGGTAAAGATATTCCCGTGAGCTTAAAGCTCTACAAAGAAGGACAATTGGAAGTGGGAGGAAGCTATACCGATCTTGTCAATGACCTTGTTGATCCCACTAAGTGGCCGGGATTCCCAAGCAAGATGCGCTATGTTGTATGCACCAAAAACCTTCAAGGCGAAGGTCTAGAGCAACAGGGACAGATTAACGTTTATCAATGGGATTTTACACTCGACAACGTAATGGATATTCTTGCTATCACTAAAGACTCATCCAGCAAGAACATTATGCTTCCCCGCCAAGTGGTGTCGGCCCTCTTAGCGGGGCAACAGAGTGGCACAGATGTGGAACTCCCCGAGCGTTCTCCTGCACCTACCGCTGACGATCTTGGAAGGCTCTTCGTCGATTACCTTATAACTAATTTAGAGGAGATTGAGTATATTGAAAATGCTGCCGAGGTAGGGAAGGAAATAGGTGATGCTCTCAACTGGGCCCAAGACGATGAACTTTTTAATAAGAATAAAACACGAGGAGTGGGTGGTCTTAATGCAGCTTACGTAAAAAATTGGGTGACGAAGAATATTACTAATGAAAAAGCCATTCGAGACCAGATCAAAAACGCCATTGTTAATGCGAACGTAGCTGTGGTAGCTTCTCAAAAAGCTAGTGCTCGGAAAGACGCGCGTAATATGGAAATCCAACGAATGCGAGAAGCAGGTGAGTTTTTAAATCCCGAAGAATCAGCGATTGAATATAAAAAGCTGGGCCCACGCCAAAAAGCCATGGCGCTCAAGAATTCATATGGAGTATTGCAGACCGGACACTTTGCGCTTAACAACACCCAGTCTTTGATGTCCGAGCAGCCGGTCAATGCAGAAGCCCTAGGCTCTATTAAGGTGGGTACCAAATATGTAGCCGAAGCGCTCAACCAAGTGCGAGACATTCTTAATGAAGAAGTATACGAAATCTTTGAATCATTAAAGATCTTGTCTGACAGCTTAAACTCGTTCTTTGCAAATGGGCTGAAAGATGACACCCTGGCCAAGACCTCCATTGATAATGCCGAGAACATTCAAACAAAAGAAATCTTACAGCCCGATGAATAAAAAGCTTGACATCGCATACGTAGGCGGTTATAATATAAATAAAGCAGAGGTGCACATTGAGCAGAGCTTATGATAGCCAGCGAGAATTACAACAGAAGATTATGAATGGCGTTAATACGCTAGCAGATAACGTGGCGTCGACGCTGGGGCCGCGCGGAAGAAATGTCCTTTTACAAGAAAAAGGTCAGATGCCTTTTATTACGAAAGACGGAGTAACAGTGGCTCATTTTGTAGCACTGGACGATCCATTCGAAAATGCCGCAGCCCAAGTTATCAAACAGGCTGCAATTCAAACTAACACAGATGCGGGGGATGGTACCACCACAGCTACCGTTCTGGCTCGCGCAATTTTACGAGAAGCCCAGCGCTATATTGCTACCGGCGTTTCTCCTATCGAACTACAAAGGGGGATTGAAATTGGTGTACGAGAAATTACAGAAAATCTTAGAGAGATGTCACGGCCAGTGGCCAGCACAGAAGATATTGCACACATTGCTACGATATCAGCCAACAATGATACTACAATTGGAGAGCTTATTGCTCTTGCTGTGGATCGGGTGGGGCAAGATGGGTCTATTACGATAGAAGAATCTCGCTCTTTGGAAACGTCACTAGATATCACCGAGGGGTTTCGCTTCACGTCGGGTTATTGTGCTAGCGCATTTGTGACCGACGAACGGCGCGCGATGCTGCAATATGAAGAGCCCTTGATCTTAGTGACTGATCATAAAATATCAGCAGTTGAATCAGTCCTTCCGTTGCTGGAACTAGTGGCACGGGAGGGTCGACCCCTCGTTATTATAGCTGAAGAAATAGAAGGACAGGCTCTCGCCGCGATGATTATGAACGCCATGCGCGGCACGCTTAAAATTGCTGCCGTCAAGGCGCCTGATTATGGGGAACAACGACGCAACACTTTGAGCGACTTGGCTCTTTCCATAGGAGCTACCTTTATCACCCGAGAAAGCGGCGTAAAACTTCCTGATGTTAAACTCCAACATTTAGGATCGGCTAGTTCCATTGAATGTACTAAATACAATACAACGGTTATTGGAGGGAATGCTAATTTTGAAGAGGTGGAGGCTCGAATCGAAAGCCTTAAAGAACTAGTTAAGACGACCGAATCACTACAAGAAGCTGAAAGTATTCAGAGTAGAATAGTAAGACTAGCTTCAGGGGTAGGGGTTATTCGTGTCGGAGGAGCCACAGAGGTTGATATGACTGAAAAGAAACATCGCATTGAAGATGCCTTAGAGGCGGTGAGATCTGCACAAGAGGAAGGGATTGTGACAGGCGGGGGTACCGCGCTCCTCCGAGCTACCAAAACATTAAACTTTTCAGAACTGGACAATAGCGATCAAGCACTTGGCATCGCCATTGTCAAGGAGGCATGCAAAGAGCCGATTCGACAAATGGCTTTAAATGCCGGCGCCTCTGCCGATCTAGTATTAGAACAGGTAAGCGCCACGGAAGGGAATCAAGGATGGGACTTTCGCCGCGGCGAATTAATAGACTTATATGAAAATGGAGTAATCGATCCCGTGAAGGTCACGCGCACTGCGTTGCAAAACGCCGCTAGCTGCGCGGGCACCTTAATCACTACTAATTTCGGGATCATACAAACGGAGTAAAAAAATGAAAGAAGGCGATTTATGTTACATACCACAGGCGGTTCAGTTATTTGATCAACAAGACCCGTATGTTATAACAACACAAAAACCAATAGCAGCTATCTACCTGGGGGATAAGCATCCCCGCCATGCTTTGCTGTGGGTAAAGGGTCGAGAAATGTTAGCGCAGAGTCGACATGTTTATCCCATGGAGGAACGATGTTAATTAAACTCACGGAAGTGTGCGCCAATGGGGCCGTTACTACGAGCCAGCGTTATACATTGCGAGAAGTATTGGTGAACCCTGAACACGTTATTATGATTCGAGAAGAATCTTCTATGCGTCAACTGCACGAAGAGGGCTTGGTGCATGCTGGCTTGGACCGTAACCATAGATTTTCTAAACTTACAATTAATCGAGGTCATAACGGGACTGACATCGTAGTAATTGGAGCCCCAGAGTTTGTAGAAGAACAATTAAAATCTACCAAGCAATTATTAAGAGGATAACATGAGAGTTAATATACAATATTCGATTGACACGGAAGAACTGCCGGAAATAACTGGGACACTGATTAAAAAGGCAATTGAGTCTATAGATATGGACTCTCTAGAGAAATTAAGCCAGCCCTATGAATTGTTAAGTTTAGAAACTGCCGAAACTATTGATGCTTTGCGTCAAGCGTTGGCCACTACTGATGCTTTATTACAGGATGCTCACAATATTATTATGGGATGGGTAAGATATAAGAGTACCCCTCCCGTTGCCGAGAATGACGCCCCTTCGGTCATCGCACCAGAAGAACTACAGGCCAAATTAGCCGCTTTTAAAACATCTTTAGATGCACAGCAGGCCAATGAAGCCGCTGATTAGATATAAAAATGGCAATTTTAAGTGCATCTCAGTAATTAAGGATTTAATCCCGCCGGGGAGCATTGTTCACTCCCATTTGTTATACAATGGGCAGATTGAGCTAGCGCTAGCCAGCGAGATGCGTTTTGTATGCGCACATACTACCCAATACGTTGTATATGAATTTTGGAAATGCGCGATGGACAACCCACAGCGTATGCACGACATTATTACCGCCGGCACACTTAAATTTGATAATGAAAATATGCTGGCGCTGCTTCAGGAGTCGTGGACTTCTTTTGCCGATCCTTATGTGCGCGCCAGCTTATTTTTTATACTAAGTAAATGCACTGATGAAGGATTGATCTCTTCGGGGAAACTAACAAACCGGCGACTTAGCCCGCTGAGTCTTGCACATTTAAAAAAATTTCGTCCTACTAATTTTCACGTCTCTTTGGATTCTTCTTCCGGGCCTTTCGACAAGATACCGCCTGTTGAGGATACAGATTATCTCTTATGTCCGGTGGGACAATTTAATTATAATATGCTCGACGAGGCAAAAAGCTTGGGCCCCGAGACCACGTTAGTCAAGCATGTACAATTGGCAGAATACTTACAAACTTTAGACCAGCGCTGGGTTGTGGTCTATAAATATCACCCTAGCCTTCTTGAGTTATACAAAGGCTCTCACATTATTCAGTGTGATCATTATGGAGAAAAAACAATGAGGCAAAAGAAGACAGCAGAGGTGATCTTTGCCAACTTTTAATATAATGGCAGGCATAGGACTCTTCATCCTGGGACATATTTTTGCGTGGTTTCAGCTTAACTCTCAATTTGTGTGGGAGTGGTGGCGCGACAAGCCCTTAGTAGCTGTAGGGATTTATTCAATGCCCGTGGGAACGTGCTTTTGGTATGCAACCAAATTAATTGTGGACGAAACAGGGGCCGCATGGTCGTCGCGATTTCTGGGCTTTGCTGCATCTTACTTTGTGTTTCCATTATTAACCTATGCGCTCTTAAACGAAAGCATGTTCACACCGAAGACATTAACGTGTATCTTCTTGTCATGCCTAATTATAGCAGTCCAACTCTTTTGGAAGTAATGTAAAATAACCAACTATTTATAATGTTGAGGTAAAAATTATATGAGTTACGCAACCGATAAATGGTTCAACTATCTACGCAACGACGTATTAACAGAGGGCGTGCGGGACATCGGACTTCCCGAAGTGGTCATCGACCGCATCGAAAGCACCCTCCCAGACGTATCCGAGAAAACTAAAACTTGGATGGGACACCAGTGGAAGGACACGTCCGCCAACAACTTAAATCACTTCACAGGAATGGTACGCTTAACAAATCGAGAAGGCGTTGACCCCGAGGGGCGCGCCGTATCGGACTTCATGGTTCGTCTCCTTAACATCCTTACGGACTATTCTAGTAAGGGTGAACCAGGGTGGAAAGAACTTTCCCCTGAAGAGGCCGAGGAGAACGCCAAGAAGGTACGTTATGTGCTGACCAACCTAGCAGGGCCCGAAGGGATCGTTGCTAAAAAGCCTTTCGGCGCATGGAAGCGAGGCTTTGATAAAGCACTTAAAAATCTCAGCAAGTTAGGGGTTCATAGCGAAATAGTAGGAAAGGTTAAAACGCAATTGTATGCGCTCTTTACTCAAACCTTTGAGATGTTCTATCGTCAATATAGCGACGTGTTCCAACTGCTTAATCTGGATCCCACCAACTTTGAATACATCAAGAGTGATACTATAGACGAAGCCGGCCGTACTGCTGTAGAATACCTTGAACAGCGCGAAGATCCCGACCAAATCCTTCACACGTTTGACGACGGCTCTTATTGGTATGATCTTCAAACCTCTAACTGCTCTATAGAAGCGGAGCGCATGGCTCACTGTGGAGACGCAGACTATAATAATACGATGATTTCTCTTCGTAAGAAAGGGAAAAGACAAAAGCATTCTAAGTCTTATGTGACCGTAGAATACGGAAACCATAGCGACACTATCTATCAGATTAAAGGACGTGCGAACTCTGTGCCCCCTGAAGAAACATGGCCCCACATCGCATGGCTGGTGGACAATCTCGGCGTGGACAGCATCGCAGAAAGCGGCGAGCATTCCAGCGAATACTTTGACGAATTGCTGGATTATCTGCGCAGCCACACTAATGCCACAATCGACGGCGGCTTTGAAGCCCGTCAGGAAGCAATGCAAGAAGAATTAGATGAGATTCTCCGCGCTCATGACGGCAATGAAGGTTATGACGTCTGGGCCGAGGTCTACGATGAAGACATCGGAGAGGGCCAAGTTTATTATTCGGGCGGCGGTAGCATGTCCCTCCAGATTAATCTCGGTTGGCCCGCGATGAAAAGCGTCGAGGGCGAATACGTGCCGATGGATCTGGAAGGAAACGAACTTTCAGATATTGAGCGCATCCCCACCGATAATAATTGGACCGCCGCCAATGACTTTCTTGCTGAAGCCGGCATTAAAGACTGGGGCTATGAATTGCCCGGAGAAGAAGAAGAATTTGAATACCGGGTAGAAATGTTAGAGGGGCACGATCCTGCTTGGGAGATGGGTGATGATGACCCCCCGCGCACCGCACACATCACCATTGAAGTGCAGACGCGCCAGGAAACTTCTGACGACGCTAGCGCTTTCGATTACTTTGCTAGCGAAATGGAAGGCCATGCTGAAGAGATTAGCGCGACCCAACAGAAGCTACGCACTAAAATGGTGGAAGAAGGTTTCGCCGTCAAGAATGCTTTTGATGCAGGACGCACCGAGATCGGAGAGCTTGAAGGAGAGCTACAGAACTGGCAGGTTTATAATGAAGGCGGGGAAATTGAATTCTGGTTTAACCCAGAGGTTAATGATGAGGGTGGGCGCTATACAATTATCCCCTCCGGTGTCGAGTTTCCCGTTGAGGTATTCTACTACACCGACCCGAGCTTCCGCGACGTGCGAAAGCAATTTCAATATGTATGGCCGCATGCCCGAGGATCGCACGCAGGAATGGGGAAAGTAAACTTTAGCGGCGATAAGCTCAACCAAATGATGGCGCAACAGCTTGGTGCCCAAGATGCTATGGGACAACGTGCGCAACAAAAAGGACAAACTCAATTAGATTTTGGCCCTGAATACGCATGGCAACCGACACCGTTAGAACTTGCTCGCGACATGGAGTTTATAGTTATTCCGCAGGTTAATTATTTCAGCGACAGCCAGGGCATTAGCGACGTTACCATTTCCTATCGCCTCACCCTTCGCGTCGATCCTAACGACAACGCAGAAGAGATCGGCAAAACAATAAACATGGTCAAGTATCTGAACAAAAACCCCGAGCAGGTTCAAGAGGCAGCCCACGAAATTATCCAGTTTTCGGTTGAGCCTACCCTTGAAAAGGCCGAGACGATGAAGAAAGATATGTTGGATGGCTCGCTAGCCACGACTCTGATAAGAGCCATTAATAGGCGATATGGGCAACAGGCCCACGATGGCAACAACGAAGCAGAGAAGGTGACACTGCTGGCAAGCTGGGCCCAGAAAAACTGGGGCGACATGACCGCCGTCGAGAGAACCGCTGTCATTAATACCTATCTTTATCCTGCTAGCCAAGGAGCTTTGAACCTTCACATTCTGGACCTTACAGATATGGACAATCTTTCTCATATCGATCAGCTTGGCATGCCTGCCGGTTGGGAAAGCGACGTAAGGGAAGAGTTGCGATATCGCGGCGCGGGCCAAATGGTGCGCAACAACTATAAGTGGGCCGGAGGCGCCATGGCACAAGATGTGGAAATCAACGAGCCCGAAGATCTGTCGGAAGAGTTGGCCCCTTGGATTGAAACCCCGGAGAGGTATGAAGAGAATCAACTTGGTCGAGTAGAAAAGTTACTAGAGAAATTGCGAGATCCTACCCACGATTTGCGCATCTATAATGTACGCGTCGGTTGCAACTTGATTGACCGCGTTGGTGGAACAGATGCCGAAATTGCCGCTGAAATCCGGGGGATTGATGGGGTCACGACAGTGCGACCTATTGCCGACAGCAAGCGTGAGATCACACCAACAGAAACGTATGTGTTGTTCGACATTAAGTTTGAACTGGTGGGAAGCCAGAGTCGCGTTGAATATAGAGAAGCGATTTTGATTCCGCAGATGCGCCTTATTGATGGTATAAAAATTATTAACTGGAGCGCTATTCACAAGACCAACATTCAAGGAACGGTGCGCACGGTACGAGAGGCAGCACAGAACCTCTCCGAATATGGATTTGGCGCTAATACAGGCGCTAGTTTTGGAGGCGTAGCTAAAAATTTGGGTAGCGTTCGCTTCAACCCTTCGGCGGCGCGCCCCACTCCGACGCCTACCTTGGATGTTATTGTGCAGGATTGGGCGGAAGGAGGAGTACAGGCATATGACTTTCCTACCAACACTAATGATATGCGTTATCATACTATGATGCCTGTATCAGAACTCTGGCATCATCGTTCCGGCTATAGTCGCCACCCCAAGGATATTTTTGATGTGAAATATGGTCATTTTAATGCGGTATATCAGCGCTTAAAGGATCAATTAGAAGATCCCAAAGCCTACCACGAGTTTATAAAAGATGGGGCCCATGGACCAGTTTATGTGGCTATTGGAAAGAATGGGAGAGTAAAGATAACTGGAAATGAGGATCTAGTGTGGTTCGCTAAAAAAGCGGGTCTTGAAGAGCTACCAGTTTTTCTTAGTTATCAACGACAAGTGTAGGTCTTATTTATGGTGCGTAAAATATTACGACAAACAACAAAATTGATTCTTATAGCAGCCCTCACCATAGCTGCGATTATAGGAGCTTACACTAGCGCAACGAAATCTGTACAGTTTCCTACAGAAGAAGAAATTACCAGCCTCACCAATGTAGGCCGCTCACTTTCGGCGGGGGAATCGCTAGCGGTCGTTCGTTCTCGTCAAAGTGCAGTGCAGGTGATGTCATTAGATTTAAATGACGGTGGCATTTCCGCTTCTAGCGGAACTTATGTTAAATATAAAGGAAAATACTTTGTTCTTACCACTTCCCACGGGGTAGGGGAAGCGTGCCCGCTTACCCAAATCATAGCAGACGATGTATTGTATGACTGTGTTGCGTATGCTTTGCGCGATCCTCAAACTGACTATATTATTATTCAGATAAATAAGATACCAGGACGTCTCCCGGTAGAGTTACCTGTCCATGCTCCCCATTCTCACGAATGGCAACGAGATATATCCACTCAAACTACCACTTTCTATACTGGATATCCCAACGAAGGTGGCCCTTATACTTTTGATGGAAAGATTGTAGGCTACAAGGAAGGAGAAGCGCTCTTTGTAGATTCTTATGGATGGAGTGGATCTTCGGGATCAGGAGTTTTTTCGGACAATGGAAAGCTCATCGGATACGTTATGGCGTTGGAAGTGGGAGAGACTTATTTCGGAAGACAAGTTTTAGAGAACTTTATCTGGGTTGTTCCACTATTTAAAGTAGATTGGATAGCAGCCGGAGCATTTGCGGATTAAACTTATGACAAAAAAACGACAAGAGTGCTATTTAGGGATTTTTAACAAGATCGATTGTATTGAAGATCGTATTATAGAAATTAAAGAACAATTAGCTAATTTAAAAGAGGGTTTTTTAGGCTCTGACAACGCAGAGATATGTGTTGACGAAATAGAAGCAGAAAAAGCATTGCTTGAGATTATGAATGAAACAGCTATTGGCGCACTTCTCGATACAGACCCCCAGGGGGACGCTTGATGCACGAAGACGACAATGAACTTGTCGAATTAGCAACAGAGCCTGAAGATCTTAAGCCAAAAAAACCGAGCAACAGAGCGCCGGAAGGCATCAGGACTTTTACTGTTTGCCGACAACACGATGAAAGCGGAGTATCAGGTGAAGGTGTCGTCATTGAAGGCGCGACGTTTGCTACAGGCCACACGGTTATCCACTGGCTCACCCCCGCACCGCGCGGCAGCATTGCTTTCTTTGATGCTTTCGATGATTTCATTAAGATTCATGTCACTTCTCATCCTGGCAACGGCACTATTATTACGTTTGAAGACGGAGAACAGACTATTTATGACGGAGATAAGGACGAATGAGTTATAAATGGACTAGCGGAAGCGTTCGCCGCGGCGATATCTATTTTGAAGATGACGATACCGGCGCTGACACTTATATAGACTTTGGCCAAGACACAATAACCTTGCGCCCGAGTGGTGCGGCCATCCTCTATGCCGAAGAGGATGCAGTAGGTATTGGAACCACCGATCCTCAAACCACTTTGCATGTGAAAGGAGATCCCGGACAATTCCGGGTAGAAGATACTACAGTAGATTATGCTTATACCGTAGACTGTGACGGAGATGGAATCCGCACCCACTTTGGAGACATGACCGGCGTTGGCGATGAAGATTCATTTATGACCTTCGGCGCATACACTGGTATTAATCGCTTAGACACAGCGGCCCGTGATTTTCACATCTATGGCACCAACACTACCACCGGGTTCTACTTTGACGAGAGCGCAGGAAAGTTTGGAATTGGTGTGACTGCCCCTGACGAAAAATTGCACGTCTCTGGCAATCTTAAAGTTGGCGGAGATGATCCGAGAATTAAGATCGTTGCAGATACCGATGATCATCCCGGTGTTGAATTTTACGAGAACAGCACAAGAAAATGGATCATTTACAATAACTATACGAACGATAATCTCACATTTAAAACCGATAGCACTATAAGAATGGTAATCGAACAAGACGGGAATGTGGGTATTGGGGTTGGAAACCCTGCGCAGGCATTAGAAGTGGCTGGCAACATCCGAGTGTCCGATAACGGGAACATCTATTGCGATGGAACCGGAGAGTTATATTTAGGAAACACAGCGGGGGGAGTAATTCGTGTTGGAGGAGATGGCGGCACCTCAACGGCGCTGGCCTCGTTTAACCACTTGTCGCTCCAAACCAGCCGAGACGACGACGATATCTTCATTAAGACGGGGGATGCCACCACCACGCGGCTGTTTGTGGAAGGGGATACAGGTAACATAGCCATTGGCACCGCTGCCCCTGGTTCCACATTAGACATCAGCGGCTCTGTCTCCTTTAATGTTACTTCTTTCGGGGCTTCGGCAAACATTGGGGATACTCACTATACATGCATAGGAAACTGTGGCCCTGGTGGTGCTAATGGATCTGTCACCCTTACGTTACCTTCTGCTACTGACGCTATGACTGGTCGCGTATATGTTTTTAAGAGGGCCGACACAGGCGGTTCGGCCCCCGGTGGATCCGCCCTCGTGGTCGCTCGTAACAGCGCCTATATTGATGGAGGCACGGACAACTTAGAACTCGGCAACGGGGACTGTATCACTATCCAGTGCGTCGGGCAATCATCTGGCTGGATCGTCTTAGGAAATTATGTGCCTATTTAGGTAAACCATCGGTGCCCCTCTTACGCAGGGTGGATCAGCGCAGGTAGGTTGGGATCTGCGCCAAATTATGCCTCTTCTGTGAGTTAAAACTACTTACTGAAGAGAGGTTAATTATGTCTTTTGATAAGTGGCGTGAGTTTTTAGCGGAAGCTCCCCGGCGCGGTAGTCCTGCCGGGATACGGCGCTCTCTAAATACCCTGTTAAACACAGGACCACATAGCGATGGAAGTCCGTATAAAGATGAAGATGAGCATCTCAAAGGAAAAAAGAATCGCAATCAAATATCCGCGCCACCGGGTGCGCCGGGTGGGGGCAGCATTGGTGCATCGGGCCCTGCGTTAGAAGAAGAGGTGGAAGAAGAAACCTTTGAGATGCAGCCGGAACTTCAGCCGGAGATTTGGATAGATAATCAGATATGGCCTGAAGTACGCAAACGCTTTTTAGAAATCGTGGAAGATTTTCTAGACGGCCTAGACCTTAATGTTCCAATTGAAGACGTGCGACTAACGGGATCGCTAGCGAACTATAACTGGTCTAAGTATTCGGATGCCGATCTGCATATCGTTGTAGACTTTAGCGAAATAGATGAAGATATTGAGCTAGTCAAAGCTTTTTTCGACGCAGCCCGGGCCCGATGGAACGACCACCATCAGATTAATGTTTATGGGTTTGAAGTGGAACTATACGTAGAAAACGTCGGGGATATTCATCATTCATCTGGTGTGTATTCGGTCGACCAGAACAAATGGATTATTGAGCCTACTCCGCGAGATGTAGAAATTGATTTTATTACTGCTCGCAAGAAAAGCGATGATATTGAAACGCAAGTGAACTTAGTAGAACGTATATTGCGTAATGGAAACACGCAAAGCGCCCTCAAGATTATAGAGCGCATTAAACACAAAATCCGTCGTATGCGACAAGCGGGACTGGATAGCCCCCAAAGAGAATTTTCACCAGAGAACATAGCTTTTAAAATATTGCGTCGTAACGGAACTTTAGAGCGGTTAAGCGGGCTGAAGCGCAATGCATACGACACCCAAATGTCACTCCCCGAGGAAGTCGATGAAGTTTCAAGCGATTAAAAAAACTTCTCGTGTGTCACCTGGAGAGTATCTTTTGCATACTCCATCACAACAAATTGTATTATGTGGCGCGATAAAGCGCGATGAGGGAATGATTAGGGCTTTAGCCAGCGGGCGCCTGCTGGAAGACAAGATAGAAAATTTCCAGAAGATTTTTCTGCCTCGTGAAGAGTTGAGAAAAAGAAAAGTGAAACGACCCTGTTCGGGATGCAAAGGCTCATGAAAAACCCCATTGAATCAATGCGCCATTTTTGTGTGATTCAATTGGAATTGCTCAAGACGCGGGAACATAAACTAAGGAAAGAAATAGAAGATTGCGAGATCCAACGGGAGTTTTTATCGCAGGTATTAAAAGATATTGGAGACGTAAATCAATTCGAAGGAGATATAATCAGTAATCTCCTAGATACTATAAGGAGGAATAGATAATGACAAGCAAATATATCCCTAATCCCCGGCGGGTAGAGGGCCCTCTCAACGAGGTAGAAAAGAGAATCGAAGATTTTGTTTATAACCTTTATTTTTCATATGTGTTTGATGAAACTGTTAAGTCCCATCAACAACTTCAAGATGATTACATTGAGGCATTCTTAGATCAAGACGACGAAAAGATGCGTGCCATTAATAGAGAGTTAGTTGTTGTGGAGTCGGCATTTGAAGTTACAGCTAATATGATAGACGCTGTTGAGGAAGTGTATTCTTGACCAAGATTTATTGTTATTGTCTCTTTGATGGACGAGGCAATTTTCACGGGGTCTACTCTTCGGTAACTGCTGTCCATCGAGATGCGTTAAAGATCTGCAACAAAGGTTCTGGGCATGTCACGATGGAGACTTCTACCGGACCCATTCCTCCTTCTGCCACTCTCCTCCGAAATGCTTTTAAGGGTGCGTTTGATGTGCAGGTGCATTATTCGGGCGGGCCCGGAAACCAAGCTAAGATTATAAAGACTAAACTAAAGGAGTAAGATGACCTATTTTGTATATGGGATTACGGACTGTCCGGCCTGTCTCCGAGCGTGTGCAGACTTGATGGAAGCAGATTTAGAATATGTTTTTATAGAAACTGATTTTGCACCCACTTATCGATCTCAACTCAAAAAGCAATATCGACGCTCCACATTTCCTATTATTATTAGAGAGAGTGGGCCCGAAACGTTAATAATTGGGGGCCATGACGATTTAACCATCCATTTAGCCAAGCGTTCTGGTTGACAAAAACTTTACTTGCAACTGATCCTCACGCGTGCTATATTATGATCAGACACATACTTACTATGTGGAACTTAAACGAGGAGACTTAGTAAGATGGGTAACAGACTGGGGGATTTATGCAGCGAGCGCGGATGGGTACGTCCAACGAGAATACCCACAATATGCTTACGGCGTCATAATGGAAGTATCCCATCGAGACCCCGATGCTGTAGTGGTTTATTGCTACGATTCCAAACACGAATTCGCGGAACAAGACACGTGGGTTATCCTGCATCTGGTTCACGACGAATTCGAGTTAGTAAGCGAGGGTTAAAATGTGTCTAAGGCGACCGAAGAAGAGGCGCTGGAAGCGCTTAAAAAAGAAATCCGGGTATGGTGTCACACACCATTTTTGGTTAATACAGGAACAGATGACGGGGGGCGTTATCTGCAAATCTGGATCGAACGCCAGGAACCATCAGCACGTTTGGACGCCTGGATGGTAGAAATGCTCCCCGGTAGTAAATATATGGGTTGGCGCTTAATTGTAAGCAAGTGCCCACCCGACTATATAAGATTATTTATTTTAAATAAAAAACAAAAGGATTGGTAATGGAGGTTGGGGAACTGGTTTGTTTATACCGACGAAAGCATAAAGGGATTGGAATCGTCTTAGAAAAAGAAACGATTAGCGATGAAAAAATAAGAATAATAGAGATTGCTCAAAAAGCCGACTGGAAACAAAAAGAAGAACTAAAACGCAAAGCTCTTAGTGGGGCGTCTCAAAAAGGATTAATCGAAGCGGCCTTTCTCTATAACTTGTGGCAAGCGAACGCGAAGCTCAAAAAGGATTTTGTTTATATTAAATGGTTTCAGTGTCCCTCGGAGTATGAACAGACAAAAACTACCACGGATGCTGATTGGTTTCCGGTTGATTGGGTGGGAAGAATAAACTAACTCTATACTTAGTTATGTGGCAACTACTCACATTCCAGTCTACAAAATCGGGGATCTTGTAAAGTGTATTTATGATCTATTCGATCACTACCAGTATTTCTGGGATCAAGAGCCCGCAAGTGGCTATCCTTTCCACGGGATTATCATAGATATCCAAGACAATATGCTGATGGACGAAGAGGTTCACGAATACGGTTATGAGAAACTTTATATTGTTCGCTGTTTCGATGGACACGTCAGATTTTTTGCTCACTGGGAAATGCGGCTCGTGTCAACATCTTCTTGACAACTTTGTGGTTGACACCGGTATTAGAAGATGCTATATTAAGAACATGGCCGAGTGGTGGAATAGGTAGACACACCGGACTTAAAATCCGTTGATCATTATGATCGTGAGGGTTCAAGTCCCTCCTCGGCTACCACCTTACATCTTCTTGACAACTTTTGGCTTGACCACACAAACTGGGCATGCTATATTATGAACACTGACCACATTAACATCTTCACCGACGAAGAAATCAACAAGGAGCTACGGATGGGCACCCGCTCACACATTTATATTGAAACCGAACCAGGAAGATTTCTGGGAACTTACTGTCAGTTTGACGGCTATCCTTCCCATATGTTTCCACAACTTGAAAAGCGCAGCCATGACGAAGTATATAGTATTATCGTCAGAGGACAAACACGCGGTGGCTTGGTAGGCATTGCTGCTACGCCGTCTTCTCCTATTGAATATCAAGATGGAATGGGGGAAGCATCTTTTCTTTTTAATCCGACAGACTATCTCGAAAGCACCTGCGTTAACTACGTTTATGTAAAGCGACTGGATGGAACGGTACTATGGCGGGAAACCCGCAACGCTGAACCTGGAATCCCGATGCCCTGGTATAACACAGCACCCGAGGAGGAAGAATAAAATGATGTTTGAAGCAGGCGAAAAAGTTATTGTAATGGCAGGCA